AGTCCATAATCCACATGTCAAGGCTGTTGCTTGACTGCAGCAGGATCTGGTCTGACACGTCGATGAACGCACCGAGGCGCTTTGCGCTCAGGGTACGGTTGGCCCATGTCTGAGTAGATTCTGCAGCGGCATCGGTTTCGCCTTCCCACGTTGCGCTCGGGGCGGTAGTGTTGGCAGGGAAACGCAGGTTGCCGGTAAGGTTGCCGAACGTCTGAACACCCAACTGCTGCAGGATCATGAAAGGCTCCAGCGCATCGAGGATGCTGCCCACGTTGGTAGCAACGTTTCCGCCGCCTTCAGTGATGGAGCTGCCACCGGTGGCGGTGATGTCGCGCTTTTCCAACTTCTGACGGTTAGCCTTCGAGCGCTGCATTACCATCCACATCGGCAGGGCCAGCCCGCCGGCGGTAGTCAATCCGGCGCGGGTGTTTTCGGCGGCGGCTTCGTCGCTTACTTCGCGCTCCAATCCGGTAACCGGACGGTTTTTGCTCAGGTCGTTCAGGGCGCGCTTGAAACTAAACGCTTCAGCGGCTTTGCGCTTTTCTTCAGCTTCGCCGGTGCCGGTAGTGAAGTTGGCAGGGGCGGTTGCGAGGGAACGCTGAACCTTTTCCAGTTTTTCGATGTCGGCGTTAAGGGCGTCAACTTCGGCGGCTGCTTCAGCAGCGCGGCTGATCTGCTCGTCGGTCAGGTTATCCAGACCAGCGAGGGCGGCAAGCTCGGCCCGGAGGGTTGCGAGCTGCTCGCGCTTTTCTTTCAATTGTTTCATTTCTGTATTGTCTTTTTGAATGTGTCGAGGATTTGCTGTTTAGCGCTTGCCTGCTTATCTGCGGCGGCCTGACGTTCGGCCCTGATCGCTTCGCGCTCGGCTTCGATGTTTGCATCGCGCGTTCCCACCGCCGTACCTTCGTAAGCCGGATAAGTCACAGGGCTGACGTCATACAACTGCCCGATGCGCATGATGCGGCGGGTTCCTTCGCGCCCGTACTTATCGCTGTCAATCCACTCCGAACCCTGGCGCGCAATGGTGAACGCAAAACTGCTTTGACTGATGTCGCCGCGTTGGATTGAGCGCACCCAACTTACATGCGTCGGGTTGCCCAGGTCGGGCGTGAACCGATAGGCAAGGTTGCCGTTACCGTCGACCCATACTTCAGCCGTCTTAGCCGATGTACGGCCTAACATCTGATTCGGGTCATGGTTACCCAGTACCCGGATGTCGGAAACCTTCAGGGCTTCGTCGAAAGCGCCGCGCGCAATTTCTTCCTCGAACCAGCCTATATCGGTTCGCTGTTCGGTTACGGCTGCTACGCCTTCCACGTATTCCGGCCATTCTTCGCCGTCTTTCATGCGCAGCGCCACCGTGCCGGTTATGGTTCGTTTTTCAATTGTTCCCATCGTCGTTATTATTGTGTTCCTCAGCTTGCGGCGCCGCGTCAATCTTCGATTGTATCCACGGGCGCATCATGTCAGACGGCACAAGGTTTGATTCGGTATAAGTAGTGTCGCCGCCGGTTTGCGCGTTAAAGTCTTCCAGGCTGCGCGCTTCGTTAGGGGAAAGCCAACCGCCCCGGATACCCATGTTGTAAAATTCCGCGCGGCTTTTAGCGTCGGCCCTGAGCAGGCTGTTAAAGACGAACTTAAAATAGTACGTTCCCTTTTCGTCTTCGCGCAAAAGTTTCCGCTTCATTTCTTGCTCCATCATCGTAACGATGGGGAGAATCGTTTGCGTATAAAAGTCTTGCGCCTGCTGTTCTACGCTGGATTTTATCCCCTGCGTATCGGCGCCAATCATGTACGCCGGCACGCCAAAAATGCGCGCGATATCTTCCACACCATACCGGCGGGTTGCGATAAATTCAGCCTCCTCTGGGGTAAGGTTGAGCTGCTGCAATTCCGACCCGTGAGGTATAACAGTAACCGCGTCGCCGCCCTGCAGCACGTCGGTAAACGTGTCTTTTAGTTTCTTTGCTTCCTCAGGTTTAAGGGGCGCGCCCTGCCATTTGATGCCCCACTTGAGCGCGGCATTTTTTGAATAAAACCGCGCCGACGCGCGCTGTGCCCCGAGCGTTACTCCGAGGCTTTCAGCATGTGTGCGTATTGGATTGATTCCGGTCAGGGGGTCGCCGTTGGTCAGCCCTTTAAAATGCAATATCTCGGTTGCCGGTACCGGCTGGTCAATGCCCTCTATTTTGTAAAAAACGTTCAGCCCTGGCGACTGCTTAACCTCTACCCGTTTGTAGCCAATAGGCTCCAGCATCTTAGGGCGCTGTGTGATTGGGTCGCGGTGGATGCGCAGGTAAGCGTTACCGCCCATCTTCAGCTGCGATACCGTCCAGCTAATAAAATCGAACCGGGTTTGCATCGGGTTCGGTTCGTTAATCAGGTACGCTAAGGTATGCGCATT